CTCGCTAGTGAGGAATGACTTGTAAGCACCGCCACCGTAGGCATATTGAACCTCATACATAGCCGCAAACGCATCATTATTGGTAAAGGTGATATTGAAGGCAGGCCGTGCCGTGCCATCATCAGAGATGATTGGGTCATTCACAACCGATAGAGATGTAGGCGCTGCCACACTGAACGGACTCGCTAGGGTGGTCGCTTGCCCAGCCACGAAGTCTATCTCATCGCCTGTAGTCCAGTCGTAAACCGCAGATGATGTCTCAATCAGATTAAGTGCTACAGACAGCTCACCGTTAGAGCCAGCCTCAAACGATAGGTTAGTAATCTCGAAAACCTTACCGTCCCAACCCATGCGCGTATTGTCTAGCATCACGGTGTCGCCAGCGCGCAAAGCCAACGCGGTTAGATTACAACGCAACCCGACCGTTATCTGCTGGCGGCTGCGTAATAGCGAGAGCTTGGCAATACGCTCTGCCATAAGCACATCAGTTGTATAAGGGAGATCAATATCTATGTAACTAGGCGCCCCATCTTCTACAGCGTATGAGCTAGAAATGATTGCAGGGTAATCAGTTAGAACGTAGTTATCATCTACTGAACTAAATACACCTTTAACCCCGTTAAACAGATCACGACTAGAACGCTTGGTCTGGATGGTCATTGAGTCAACGATCATAGACTCGTCTATGGTGACTGTTGGAGTGCGATACGCTGAACCCTCTAGGTAGAACTCACCACCAGAATAGATAAGCGACCCGCCAAGACTCGTAAGCATCGCCTCAATGATTGATCTCCGACTACCAGCCGTATCTACAACACCGTCTAATAAGTAGCGGCTCTGAGTACCTGTAGACGTAGTGACTAATTCATCACATAAGTTAGCAGCGGCAATCCATGATGAACTATTAAGCTCAGTAGAATCGACCGCCATACCGTACTTGGTATCTAGAAGATAATCACGAATGCAGAGCGCAGGGTTTTGCGACCAAGCTGTAGTTGTATCGCGCGGGTCGTACACTTTCTTGCCACGGATTACGGCAGAGATATTAGGCACACCGTTAGCGTACTTATCCCTGTTAAACGTCAGACGCGCGTAGATATAAGCCGTATCGTTAAGAACGTGTGCGCTAGTCCAGTGTGCAGACTCAGCAACCAGATCAGTGTCAGCCGTAGTCTGTGACCCATCAGCGAAGTTTAGGCGTGCGTAGCTAGCCCAGTTACCTTGATAGGTGCCTGAGTCCCACACCAACTCATCATCAAAGTAGACCTGCTCAAACCCGTCTATCTCGTGCGCGGCTACCGCCAGGACTAGATGCAGATACTTATTATCTGATCCTGTAGATTCTAGATAGACAATAGAACCACCAACACGAGTGCGCCCATACACCATCTTGCGACTAGCGATAGGTGAACGTACTGACTGAGTATTGTCTGTTGCTTGTAGACCACCCGCTGATGGTGGCTTAGGTGCAAGTGCCTTAGACAGTAAACCTAACGCTAGGTTTTGCACGAACAGAGTAGTGAATGCACCACCGAGCGCGGCTCCAACACCTGCTGTGACTGCGGCTCCTATGGCTACTGGTGGCATGGCAACTCCAAGACGTATAAGGCTTTAGTGATTGATACTGATTTTAGCCCATTTAAGCCCGTGGCGATAATCCTATCACCCATGACTACACCCATTGCCAATTCACCACCAATAAACGCCAAATCACCACGCCTAGCTTGCTCAATAGGTTTAGCCTTAAATCCACGAGACTCAAAAGCCTTTTTGAAGCCGCCCATCTCTTCAAGTATCGCATAGCCGCCTTTGGATGAACGGTATTTGCCTCGAAACTCTTTAGCGATCTCTGTACCTAGCTGCGCGTCAGCGCAATCAATAGCAAACAATGTACAGTCGTGGATTCCCCAAGAAAAAGGCTTTTTAGCCTTCTCAGAAATTAGATCGTTTAGACGCTTTTCCCAACCTTCAGGCTTTATACTTTGCCCCATACAATCTCCGTGTCTTGGATGGAGCTAACGAACTCAAAGCCCTTATCGCTAGGGTAATCTATCTTCTGATCTTCCGAGGTGTATCTGCGCTCCCTAGTGCGCTCGAAGTCGATCAACCTATTCTCTACAGTTACTTCAATACTAGAAGTATTACCCGCCTCACCAATGGTCATAATGTCCATACGACCAGAAAAGATAACAATAGGCTCCGCAACAATGTCTTGGTCAGTAAATACACTAATGAAGTCTGAGTCTTCTTTGAGAATGTAAGAGCCGTTCTCCTGAGTCAGGAAAGCGTAATCAACCTCAAACGCGCCCAAGTACACCCGCAGAGTGCGACCCTGATAATCTTCCTGCAAGGCGATAGATAAAAGCTCAGAAGGTATGCCGCTAAGGCTAACGCGTGTGCCGATAGCCTTAAATTCTGTTGTCTCTTCAATGCTAGAGACATTCAGTAGAGAACCGCCACCCGTCCAAGTCTTAGAATCCCATACAAGATCACCGACACCCGACCACATACGAGTTGTACCACTATCAAACTCTGCTTCAACAAAGATGATGGGAAATACGACCGTCTTAGCTGAAGCCTCTTCTAGTGCTGTACTGATATTTCGAGCCATTAGATAGCCTCAATGCAAGGGATGGTGAAACCGTAGATTGATGCTTGGTCAATACTCCACCCGATATCATTAGAAGCCAGTCGCCAAACACCTTTAGGCAGCGTGAAGTCTAAGCTAGTCGCATCAGCATACGTTGTACGCAAAGGAGGCTCTACATCAATAGAAGCATTACCAGAGCCATCAAAGGTAGCGTCTTGAATGACCGTATGAATATGAGCATCTGAGCCAGAGCCGATCTGAAATACATCGCCAGCTTTCAGTGTGCCACCAATAGAGCCTGTAACAGACAGATCAGTTGAGCGTATAGTCCCAGAACCAGCAGAAATAGCTACACCAGTGGCTGTGCCCTCTGCGGCAGTATGCAAAGGGTTTCCCATAAGAAACGTGCCACGCATACCGCGTAGAGACAGAATGAATGCTTCCCACTTTTTAGCGTCTGATCTAGCCATTGGAGGTAGAACTATCTCAGCTTCCCATACTGCGCCTGTGTACTGGTAAATCTGCTGCTGTAAGGTAAAGGTTGATTCAGTCATAGCATTGGCTCTACGTAGCCTCATGCTCATAGACGTAAAGTTATGATCGGGAACTACTACAGGGTATGAGATTGCCATTACGCGCCTACCAATGCTTTAGAGTAACTACCACCACGCTGCCTAGCTTCCGCTACGGCTGATTTAGCTGCGTTAGCTATCTGCGGCATCAAGTTACTGATCTCAGCGCGTACCGTCTGCTGTACGCCTGTTGATACGTTTATATTCTGAACGACTGTAACACCGCCGCCAGAACCGCCTTTCTCGTGGTCAATGACAGTCTCGTTAGGGTGAACCATCGCCATGAAGCCGCCCTTGCCATCAAGACCGCCTGAACGTGGACCTGAACCTGTGTAACCACCGCCTTCGAACCCAAGGAAACCTTTGATTGAACTAAAGACGCCGCCGCCCCCTGGTGTTGGTGGACCTACAAAGTCGTTGCTAGACTCATACGCCATGCCGCTCAACAACCCTGACAATGGCTTGGTAATACTTTGCTGAATCTGTATGCGAATCAAGTCATCTATAATACTAAGCGCCATGTTACCGAAAGCGTCTTTAACACTAGCCGCCCCTTTGATGAGATCGCTGAACTGAGTTTCCATGTTGTTCATGGCTCCAACAGCAAGTTGATTGAGCGCATCGTCAACAGATTTCACAGAATCGTGGTAGTCCTGCAAACCTGATTTAGCGAGGTCAACCGTCTTGAAGGACTTCTCCTGCTTTTCATTAACTAACCCCAATGCCTCGTACAACTTAGCGTAAGCTACGGCAACCATCGTAATCTTCTCTTCGTTGGTACTTGCTTGGCTGTTGATTAAAGCAACTTGCGCATAGTAATTCTGGTAAGCGCCGTAAGCAGGATCGAGTGACTGCTTTAGTCGCTCATACGCTTCGGCTTGCTTGTCTGTTACATCTACCTCTTTCTCTTTCTTAGGTAGCGTAGCCTCGTAAGCGTCGCCAAGCTGCTTCTGCAACGCTAAGTGAACTTTCTGAGAAAGCCCTAAACGATTAACAGTCTCGCTGAGTTCTTGCGTCTTACGCTGTAGCGTCTGAAGCGGTGTCTCGGCCTGCTGTTGTAGCTTAATGATCTCTTCTTGCTGCTTAATGTACTCCTCATAAGCACGCATGAAGGGGTTGAACTTGACTTCCAACTGAGGCGTTTTAGTCAAGTCCTCAAACTGTAATGCCAGTTTCTCTAACTGTAAGGTAGCCTCTTGAGTCTCTTCAGCTAGGTCGTTTATCTCACTAAAAGAAGGCGCTTTACGTCCGCCAACTAGCTCGTCGAACTCAACCTTCAAGGCTGCTAGCTTATCGACTTGTTGAGTGAGGGCTAAACTGGTATCGCGTATAGCAACACCTTTGGCGTACTCGGCTCGGGTGAACGCGTAAGGGGCAAAGTCTTCTAACTCTTTACCCGCCTCCTTAGCCATGTTCTTCAAGTCTTCAAACGCGCTAGTAGATTCAAACAGACTCGGCAACAAGTTACCTGCTATCGCACCACCTACAGCGAGCAACGCACCGATAACCGCCCCGCCTGGCCCGAAGATGGAGGCGACCTGAGAACCCTGTTGGGCTAATACGATGAAAGGGGACTGTCCAGCTTGGAGCTGGACGGAGATGTCTTGAACCTGATAGCTAAGTTGGGTGAAAGCCGCTCGGCTTTGGCGCGTGCCTGTTCGCACCTGATTCTGAGCGGCTGTTGCAGCCTTAGCGTAGTTCTGGATGCCTTTAGTAGCCGACACTATGGCTGGCTTAGAGGCGTCTTGACCCTGTATTACTACCTTTGTTACGAACTCTGACATTATCAGCCTCTATCTTGAACCAAGCGATCCACTCTATTAGTTCATTATAGGGCATATCCCCTAGCTCGGTAACTGTCTTCCCAAGATGACCCGCTAGGCGAAATAGCCAGGCGCGTAGCGGGTCATTCTTTAGTTTTTTTCGGCGTCCTCTACGATCAGAGTTTCGCCTAAGATTGCCGATGCCACGAGACTAACCCTAGTTAGACCCTGCCGTAACAAGATCGGCTTATCCTCAAGGGTGAACATCTTGTTACCTTCAGCGTCTAGCGCCTTCAGGATAACCATATCCACCATTGATTCAGGTGTTAGCTTAAGAGGGAATTCGGGGTGACGCTGTTGCAGCTTAGTTGTATCGCCGCAAGTTAGAGGGGTCGCGTATACAACCCCTCGTGCGTCACCGTCGTTGATCTCTATGGCCCTAGCTTGACTGCTGACAGTCAACAAGAAATCACGAACACTCATGTTACGCTACCGCTTCAACCACGAGGTCGCCGTTACCCTGCACTTCGAAAGAAGCCGTGATCATTTCACCAGTAGAACCTGTGATGGTTTTACCTGTGATGATACCGACACCTGAGTATTTAAGATCGCCGCTGGTCTCGCCCGAAGGGAAGATGGTGAATACAACTTCAGTCCCTACGGTAAGGCCCAACTGACCATTCGTATCAGTCTGATCGTACATAGCTTCGATAGACGCTGTGTATGACTTCAGAGTCGGCTTGTAAGTACGTGCGGTGTCACCGATTACAGTATCTTCTACCGTGTCGGCTGAGTAATTAATGGTGTAACCTGTCACTTCAGCAACAGCGTTGGCACCAACCTTAATAACTCCGTTAGCGGAAGTTTCAGTAGCCATTAGTCATCTCCTATAAGGCTGTGGACGGATCACCAGTCGTAGTGCGATACACCACGTTATAATCCAATTTTACTACACCGACAGGCTGATCCCCATCGGAGGTAATTTCTATCGACGTACCTGCTAGCTCGATATTCTCTACCAAGCCGCCTAGTGTCTCATCATCGCCCAATGCGACTTCAATCTCTTCAGCAATACCGTCAAGCGTCTGCACTACACTGCTAGTCGCCTTGACGTACCCTTCAATACTAACAGACAACCCGCGCTCAAGGCTCGCTACGCTACCCATACCACCGATAGTCGCCATGGTAGAGCCTTCGTTGGGTGTGCTAACAACCAACGCAGGTAAGTCATCCTCAGCTAAAGGATAGACCCTGTGCTCGAACACGTTAAGCCCTGTTGTAGTTAGGCTGGTTACTTGCGTGATAATAGCGGAGCGTATCTGCTGACGAACGTGCATTATTGCTCCTCAAGCATCACTGTAGTTATACCAGTACCGTCGGGCATCACCTCACGGATGAGGTACGTCGCGCCGCCGATAACTAACTGGTCGCCATGCGCTACACCAGGGAAGTCTACATCGCGTGCGGTGAACGTTGGGCTAGTCGCTGAGAACTCGACCATACCGCCAGCGTCAGCGCCGA